TGCTACTACTTATTTTCATATATGTCCTGTTATTTGTAATGTATATCTCGGAGTATATCCCATATTAGCTGCAAGATGTGGAGTATCATAACACCAAGAGACGGTATCACCCGCTGACCATTTGGTAATAGGCTCGCCGTCTATTTCTAAATAGTGTCCGCTGGCCCAATCTTCCAAGAATATAATAGCACGATATATTGATTGAGGAGTATTTTCTAATTCAAACAATTCAATATATCTCTTATAAGTATCGTGATGGTTGGGCAGTATAGTACCGCTACTCATACGATAATAACTAGTACCTACATCTTTCCAACCGAGACGATTAAAGTATTTAATAAACATATTGTTCCAAACAGGTTGGGGACTACGCATGTCACACATTGCACCAGTGAACTTACCTGGATATCCAAGTTCCATCCAGTTGGCAATATCGTTAGGATTGTTAAATGCTTCTACAGTATAAGTTAAATGTTTAAAACTATCATCCCAGAATGGTTCTATGTTAAATCTGTCCACGTGTATTTCCGTAGTGAACTACTTTAATTGCATCATTATCTGTTTTAAATTTACGCCAAGGATCTACAATGATACTGCCAGAACCCGGAGTAAAATATAGCTGTTGTTCTGGTAATTCACCTGTATATCCATAGGTAATTTGTCGATTATGTGCCAACAATACAATAGCCACTGTACCACCTTCCACAACATCACCTGTCAAAGGATCCGCATATGAATAGTCAGCACCAAACTCATCTAAGTAACTGCCGATTAATAAACTGTAACTACCATCTAGAAAATCCACGTCTGGCTTGTAGGCTTTGCCGTGAATGATAATTGGTAATTTAGTATTCAATTGATATTTGTGTAGGCATAGAGCCATGTTACGAGCCTGTTGTTCGCGTGCGTGCATGACTGTGTCAAAGATATCGTAGCCTAGGTTTAGATTTTCAGCTAACCAACGTAGGGCAATATTATCTCTAGGATGACAAGGACCTGCGTCACCCATACCTGCGGTCATGTACTTGCCGCTGATAATACGTATAGTTGAATTGATTAAGGCATCTGTTACTACATCTACATTCATATTGCCATTTTTAATAGCCACATCCTGTATCATGTTAACTAGGCCAACTTTAGTACTAATGAATGTATTGTAGAAAATCTTAATGGCTTCTGCTTCATCCCATGTGCCTATAGCATAGCGTGGATCATTTTCCATAAGTGGTGCGTAGAAGTCTTTAAGTAGTTGTGCATCGCCAGTCAATGATCCATCTTCTGTGCCGATGATAATCATTTCGGGATTGACCATGTCCCACTTAACTGAACCCATGGCAATTAAGTATGGATTATAGATAAAACGTGCGTTGGTAATATGCTGGCATAGCTCGCGACGAGTAGTACCGGGTAATACAGTAGATATTAACACAACGATTTGGTCTTGTGTTACATATTGATTGATATCTGCTAGAACTTGATTTACAATAGTGTAATCAAAGTCTTTATTAGGTAAATGGGTAATAGGTTGACTACCATCATAGATCGGATCATGCGGTGTTTGTACTGCTACAAAAATAATATCTTTACCTTGTACAGCACCTTCTAGTGTATCAGATATCTTAATCTTATCTGATGTGCGTGGGTAAATATCATAGCCAGTAACATCATATGATTGTGCCATTACTTCAGCACAGGCCAGGCCAAGTTTACCGATTCCAATGAATCCTACATTTTTTAATTGAATTGACATAATGCTCCAAATTGATCACGTTTACGAATTTTTGTATCAGGAATTATTTAAGGATTTTGTTTTTCACCACTTAGTGGACGGTGTCCCTAAGGCAACGCCTAATAACGAAGTAATAATATTTATGCCCCATGATTTTACAGAAAAAATAATATTCTTTTACGATCAAGAGCCATTTATATCACAAATGTCTATGCCATATATGGAAAAATATAATTTATCGCTGCCTACAGACGTTACTAAGATATTAGTTACCAGTGAATACAGTGATGAAGTTAATAGCTTCAGTAAAAAATATAATAATAAAAATATGTATTATTTCTTCCATGGCTTTGCTGCATTAGATTGGTATCGTGGATTCTATGCTTTAAATTATAATAAATCCGTTATACATTCATATTCTAAAGATTTTATTAGTTATAATAGATTGATTAACAATGATCGTAGTTACAGAATTTATTTTCTATCTAAATTAATAGAGAATAATCTATTAGATCGAGGGTTAATAAGTTTTGGAGTAGTAGATGATCATACCCCAGACTGGAGGGATGAACTAGCCGATCCAGATAGTAAACTTAGTGATGCTGCAAAATCTCACATAGAAACACATTTAACAAATATTAATAAATTAGTCATCGATAGTCCATATATTCATGGGAGTGCAAGTGCCAATATTCCCAGAAATATTATTCAACGAAATCAGCATACCGATGACGCATTTTGGCATATAGTTACAGAAACAGTATTTTATTATCCTAAACTGCACTTAACAGAAAAGATATTTAAACCTATTGTAAGTAAACAACCTTTTTTGTTAATTGCTGCACCGGGCAATTTAGCCTACTTACGAAACTATGGGTTTAAAACATTTGGCAATATTATTGACGAAAGTTACGATAGTATACATGACAATGATGCCAGGGTAGATGCTGTAGTTAAACAACTAGCATGGTATTGTAATTTGTCTGAACAAGAAAAGTCTAAGATCATCACTGAAATAGAACCTATTGTAGAATATAATTTTAATCATTTCTATAATGAATTTAAGAATATTATTGTACAAGAATTGTTAGATAACTCCCGCACGCTATTCAAAGAAATAGGCTATGATGACAAGACCATAGCCTATGATGATGTTTATAAAATTCTAACTAATTAAATTTAACTTTTTCAAACGATCCTTCAATACGATGTAGTACACGTTCTGTAATCTTATCAAACGCCCAACGTTTATGTATACCTAGCCATTGTTCAGATAATAATACATCATTATCTTTCCAATCATGATGATACATAAATCGCTCTTGTATAATATAATCACAAATTTTTTCTAGTATAGGACGACTTTCATCTTCGGTCATACCATCAAAATAAAATACCTGCAAGGGACTACAATAAAATCCTGTCTTACCTGCAATATTAGTATGAACAATATTCGGAGTAAAATAAGGATTAACTGATTTATCAACATCATTTAATTGGGTCGGCGAATACCTACCTGTTTCATATCCGCATACTACTTTTAAATCTTTAATTTGACTAAAGAATTCCGGATCTTCTTGTTGTAAGGTTTCGTAAGAAAGAATGTTATTAATAAAACTTGTCCTAGATCCCGCTGAGCCTGCAACACTATATAACCAAATTAATGGTTTGCGTTCAGCATGCGCACTATCATTACAATGCCAATCTAATTCAGTTACATGGCCAAATAAACCAGGACGGCCATGTTCATCTAATCCGCCCGAAACACGAACTACATGCCTGTCACTGCCTTCAACATAATATCCATCAAATAGTTTTTTGTCGGGCATCTGTCTAGCAGATCCAAATCTATTAACTATGTTTACTTCGTCCTGATGTGTTAAATGTTGATCCCGTAATACAACCACGGTATTGGTATTAATATACTGTCCGATGATATTAATCTCATCATCAGTAGCTGTGCGTAAATCCAACTCATCGACTTGAACAGTCCAACCATTATCAAGAGTTTTAATTTTCATAATATTTCCTAGGTAATATACATATTTAATAAGTGACATAATAACATCTACTAGTTATGAAAGTACCTAAAATTATAAATACAATATAATAAGAATTTCAAGGAGCAAGCATGGGTGATATATTCAAACTCATAGGTGATTTAGGATTTCCTATCGCTGTAGCACTAGCTGGTGGATACTTTGTTTACCTCACAATCAAACTACTACTAGGCGGTGTACTTGGATCAATCAAGGGCATGGCTGGTATCATCACAGCCCTAGACAATCGCGTTAAAACCATGAACCACGACGTTATACGTATCGATACTATTGTCAGTAATGCACTTGGACTTAAACCAGATGTAGAGCGTATTGCACGTGCAGATGGTAAAAATGACGCAAGACGAGATTAAGGAAAAATAATAATGGCAATAATGTATGTACTAACAATCAATGACCCGCAAGGCGCAGGAGCATTTAATAATGATATTTTAGCCAGCGATTGGTATGCAAATATATCTAATTATGCTAGTTTCACTTCTATTGCTGGTTTAACTACCTATGTATGGTCTTTTATATTTGATTCTGCAGATGACTTAAATGCTTGGGTAGCCGATTACGGATTAACAGATCCAGATTTATTAAATAGTATACAAAAATGGTCAATTGACCATGGTGTAGAATATACCCATAAGTTCTACACATTACCAGAAATCACACAACAAGGATTATTCTAAAATGGCACTATTAGATTCAGTATTAAACTTATTAAACAAAAAACCCAAAGACCCAGACGCACCTAAACCACCAGCAGGTAGTCGTAGTGAACGTGAAGCAAAGATCAAAGATAAAGCGGGTATGGTAATTAATGTGTTTGCTGCGCTCTTAGCCTTCAACGTTTGGTATGGTGGCGGTTTGAGCTCAAAAGTAATGAATAATACCATCAAATCTAACGATATTTGGAACTTTTACCAGGCAAAAAGCATCAAACAGACCCAGTATGAACTAGCCGCACAAACTACCAACGATCCAGTTAAAGCTAAAAAGTTTAGTGAAAAGGCCGCTAGTTATGAATTGGGCGATGAAGGCAAACCAGCATTGTTTGCGGCCGCTAAGAAATTAGAAGCAGAACGTGATCTAGCTAAAAAGAAATCACCATGGATTGGCTACGCTGGCACAGCTTATCAATTGTCAATTGTACTATTATCAGCAAGTATCTTATCAGTTAGTATGATGCTGTTTTGGTCGAGTTTTGGTGTTGCGGCTGTTGGTGTACTATTAATGTTACAAGGTTGTTTCTTGTTCTTCTAATATGACACAGCGCGAATTAGCAGATAAAATAGCATCATACCTAATGTTTGCAATGATCGTTGGTGCTATCTTGTTGGGTATTTTTACAGGTAAGTAAACATGGATATTGTAGAGTTAATCAATAAGTATGGCTTCCCCATTGTTATGGCAGTGGGCATGGGCTATATTATCAAATACGTATGGGAGTGGTCAACCAAGGAAGTTAAGCCCGTGATCAGTGACGCTAACACTGTGTTGATTGCGCTTATTGATCGTATACGTATGTTAGACAATGATCTAATACGCTTAAATCAAAAAGTTAATACAGTATTACACCTACGAGGTAAAACTATCGAATATGAGCGTGTAGAAGCTGAAAAAGCAATTAATGATATTAGCAAGCATAAGAAATCAGAAGACGATATGGCCGCTTCAGGTGGCGACAGTTAACGTGTAATTAGTTCTTCTGCTTCTGGGAAGCGTGTGCGAGTATTACGGCTTCCTAGTAGGGCAATTATACGCTGACCCAACTGCGTATTCATTAGCATTACCAAACATCCACCACTTGAATTAATAAATCCTGTTTTACTTACTACAACATCATCGTCGTGCTGTCTAACAATAGGGCTAGTGTTCCATGCCTGATACCAATGTTTCTTTACTTTAATTTCAACACTGGGTTTAGTAGCATCTACAACATCCGGGTAACCTTTGGCCATAATAATAAGTTTAATTAAGTCTCGAGCTGTGCTGACATTAGTTTCTTCTAGTCCAGTTGGATCAGTGTAGTGTGTGCTGGTCATGCCAAGATTCGAGGCCTTAAGATTCATAGCTTCTATACACTTATCTACTCCACCAGGATATGCCGCGCACAAAGTATAGGCTGCAAAGTTATCGCTTTTAACCATAGCAAGATCAATTAAGTCCTGACGAGTAAGTGCCTTTACGCTATGAGGTAAGTGAGTATGATATTGTCGAGCCAGCTTATAGTTCAATGTAATTACATCGTCTAAAGGTTGTTTAGCATCTAACACAACCATCACAGTCATTAGTTTAGTAATACTAGCAATAGGTCGTGGTTGATCAGCATCTTTTTCGACAACAACTTGTCCTTGTGTGTCGGTTACAAGATAGCTTTTAGCTGTGACAGCATGTGCGTTAATAGAGACTAAGAACAACAATGATAATAGATATTTCATTGTCTTATTTCTCGTGGGCCACAAATTCGCCATTCCAGTCATCTGGTAGATCTTGTTGTTTCATAAACTCACAGCGTTCAATCCAAATCTTATAGTACTTGTCCATTTGTCCACCAAATAGTCCTTTCATCTGACTGCACATCTTGGCAGCTTCATCAAACTTCTTAGCCTTATATAGTGCGTGCATTTCGTCATGTGCTTCTTTATCTTTAGTATAGTCTGCACCTCGAGTACGCAATACTGTGTAGATTAAGTCTGCTACAGTCTTGCCTTTTGGCTGTAAGTTATCTAGTAACAAGTAGAAGAAGTCATCCTTGGTACGGTTGTATGTTTCAGCACCAATAATACATAGTACACCATATGCTTTACAACGTGCTTCTAGTCGTGCCGCAGTACTAACCATGTCACCTAAGATGTCATAGCCGTGTCGTTCTGTGCTACCCATTTCACCAATGAAACCGATACCTGTGTTACAACCCCAGCCCATGGCCGCTGGTGGTAGACCTTGTGCTTCCATTTCTTTGGTGTAGGCATCAACCGCATCTAACATTTCTAATCCAACTTTAACGATAGTGTGTGCGTGATTAACATCATCGATTGGCGCACCGTGAATGTGCATACTTGCATCACCTACATACTTAATAACCATACCGTTATTATCAATAATAGGACGACTAATACTATCCATATAGCCATTCATATACTTTGTAAGTCCTGCAACATCATCACCGTAGTGTTCGCCGATTGGAGTAAAGCCACGTAGGTCACTGAACATAACACTTACGTCTTTGCGCACGCCGCGTTTAATAAGCTCTGGATCTTTTTGTAGCATCTCTACTACTTCTTTAGAGCAGTAGCCGGCAAACTGTTTCTTAATTGCCTGTTTCTGTAGGAATTCGCTGATGAACTTAACACCATAAGCATGTAGCATAACTAGTACACCACCAGCTACAGGTACAATAGCATCAACTAGGAATTTATAGTGTGCGAAGATATACATACTCGCTGGCACTAAACTAGCAAGCAATACAACGCCTACACCTAAACCCACATATACCCAGCGACTTAAGGCTAAGATGATTAAACTAATTAATACCAATGCCAATAGCTCAGCACCAGGTGCCCAGTCTGGTCGTTCGATACTTACATTATTGGCCAATGTACCAATAACAGCGGCCTGCATGTCCTGTGGCCAAATACTGCCAATACTTGTTGGAACTGGATTACCTAGGCCTGCGGCACTTAGGCCTACAATGACCACAGCACCACCAAAGTCTTTGGGTAAGTTAACTGCGGATACCTGTGTGTCTTTCTGTGACCAATCTACCCAGATACGACCTAAACTATCTGTGGCTATTGGATTAAAGCCAGGAACACGCATTTTCTCAACGCCGTTGGCATTTAGTTTAACTTGGAATGTTGAGGTGTTTACTAATACACGTAAGACTTCTAAAGGCACGCTTGGATACAAACTACCGTTACTAGCTACGAACAATGGTAGTCTGCGATTAACACCATCTACTTCTGGTAGTGTGTTGGCGATACCGACACCTGCGGCATTTTTTTCTAATTCTGGAATGTTGGCAATAATGCCTGGATAGTTAATGATAGTATCTAAATAGTCCGCACCAATTACAGCACTACCTGGTTTGCGAGGAATATTCTTATTGGCCTGTGCGGGCATGTTAGTAAGAATAACGTTATGTTGTGTTTGTAACACTGAAGCTAATACACTATCGCCGCCCTGACGATCCTTTTCTGGCATCATAACGTCCCAAACAACTAGGCCTGCGTTGCGAGCGTATAGCTGATCAATTAGATTAGCATAGATGTCACGCTTAAATGGCCACTGACCATATTTGTCAATAGTGGCTTCATCTATGTTTACTGTATAGATATTATTTTGAGTGGGCTTTTGGCCAGCAATAAGTGTGTCAAAGTACCTAAGCCTAACTGACTCTACAAATGTAGGTCCTTGGAATACTACAGCTACGATAAGGGCAAGTGTAATGAGAGCAGTCCACGGACTGACTAGGATTTTTTTAAATTTGTTCATCTTTCTAATATACTTCCTCTAAATGGACTGGCACAGACTTTTGGCGGGGATTGATAATCTTCTGGCCAGATTTCTTCTGGTGGTACGTACAATGTGTACGCTGGTTTGTTTGATGTAGTTTCGACTTGTTTAATAGTTTTTGCTGGTGCGGGCTGTACAGCACAGCCTGTGATTAATAATACGAATAATAACTGATATTTTAGCATAGATTAGTATTTATATGACGTTATTTCCTCGAACATGTAAATTTAATACAAAGTTTTCGATTAATAACTTAATGACAGTAGCGATGAGTATGGCTTCACCGTTTTCTGATTTGGAGTATTCTTCATAGAGTTCGTAGGTTTGACTACCGATGATTTGATATATGCGATCTTTATCTAAGGGCAAATCGTCCCAGTCAATTTCATCGCTAACTTCTACTTCTTTAGCAAGTTCAATGATTTGTTCTTGAGTTAATTTCATACATAGCCTTTATATGGTCCGGCGTGAGGGAATCGAACCCCCAACTAGGGAGTAGAAATCCCCTGTTATATCCATTTAACTAACACCGGATTTGGTGGGCCCACCTGGACTTGAACCAGGAATCTCCAAATTATGAGTTTGTTGCTTCAACCAATTAAGCTATAGGCCCTTAAAACTTGGCCGAGGGTATCCGATTCGAACGGATGGTACACATTTCTGGTACGACAGTTTAGCAAACTGCTGGTTTCGGCCAACTCACCCAACCCTCGATTTACTTTGGTGCAGGTAGTCAGAATCGAACTGACATGGCTTGCGCCGAGGCATTTTAAGTGCCTTGTGTATACCTATTTCACCATACCTGCAATTAATCTTTTTAATCGTTCATAGTTCCCACCTTTTGGAGCAAGACCCACTTCAATTAATGCTTGTCTTATATTACTACATTTTTCATATGCTGTCAAGAGATTTTTGTCACTAATTTTTTGTTTTCCTGTATTTTTATTTCTACCTTTGTAAGTATCAGTTTGACTATGACAATTAGGACACAGATATCTTAAATTTTCTAATCTATTATCGGTATTATTCCCATTAATATGATCTAAATCTAATACAATAGTTTCACTTTGCCAACTATCAATACCACATTTAGAACAACAATAATCTAATAAATTATCTTTAACTATTCTTTGTTTAATAATTTCGTTTGAATAATAACTATTCTCAACAAACATAACAGCATTAGGGGTCAATGATTTGCCTTTACTCCAGGCACTTGCTGGATTATATGTATATCCTTTTCTACCTTCGTTGTATGCTTTGAGTAACCCTTTTGAATTTTGTTTTCTTAAAATTTCACATCCTGCTGGGCGTTTACTACAACAATGTTTTCCGTTTTTTAATGTATGATTTGCTTCTTTACCACATCCATAATCACATAGCATATTAGTTCTCCTACTATAGTTATTTATACGGAATACGCAAATTTTAACTTAAAACATTATTGCCTAAATTTTGGCGGAAGGATGGCAGAATCGAACTCCTGGCCTTTCGGCTCCAGCGCATTTCAAGTGCGCGGTGATATCCCAGATCACATAACCTTCCAGTTGGGCGGTTTGCCGATCTCTCCTAACCTCGAATACATAATGTATCGGCTTTCTCCCAAACTTTAAAACTTTGGTGCTACCTCTTGGACTTGAACCAAGCACACCCGACTCTTCAGGCCGGTGCTCTACCAGATGAGCTAAGATAGCATTTAAACTAAACCTAAATAGTGCATAACTTTCCGTTTGACCATTGGATTAGGTGCTCGCCAATTACCTACATCGCGAAAACCCATCATGGTACCAACTTCTGCTACTGCACCGCTACGACTAACACCCATATGACAATGTACTACTACGTTCATACTATTGTCCCATGCGTGTTGTAATGCTTCAGCTATACCCTTTGCGTCTTCGTTGGTAATAGCTGCTTCAAAATAAAACTTATCATGATCACTATCATCTACATCTAAAAAGAAGAATTGACGCACTTCTTTGAAGTGATATTTTGGCTTAGGAAACTCTGTACCAGGATCTACGATTTGGATTAGCATACTGTTGAAGCCAGCATCGTGATGGTATCCATCTCTGACTTCCTTTAATCCAATATTTTCAATCCATGGTTTCATCATCTTCTTCATCCTTGTAATGTTCTGGATATTTGGCACGAACGGCAAAGTGCGTGCCCATTGCTCCAGCACAACTAAATTGTTTGCCTATCTTAAACTTTAATCCATTGAGTGTAAATGGTTTTAAAACTCTATCACCATTCCACCAACCACGTTGTATCTCAATATAACCCTGTTCACCTAGGTGCTCACGTAGTTTAGCAAACTCTGGGTGGTCTTCTGATCTACCTAAGGTAACAGTTCCCTTGCCCTGTAGAATCAGCAGTAATTCTTCATTGGTGGGCACACGACCATTTTTAGTATACTCATTCCATTCTTCGCGAATCTCTACACTGGTTAGGTATGCTGGG